TTTGAATGATAGAATAGTTTTATTACCTTTTCTATGCATGTAACCAATAGCATCAGCATTGGCACAGATTAGAGATTTAATTTTACCTGTCAAATCAATGTTTGCAGCTAATACCATGTCTCCTTTATCATCTACCTGTTTGTCTTTAATGTGACCAGATAAAATAATGTGGGGTGCTAAAGTATCAATAAAATCTAAAACTTGAAAGAAAGCTTGTCTTAAATATAAATATCCTGCACCATTTGGTAATGATAGAATATTATCACCATCATAGTTCTTACCCATGCTAGTTTGACGGTAAAGCTTGATAGCTAAAGGACCAACCATATCTTCTAATGCAGTTACAGTGTCTATAGTAACATACTTATATGGTTTGCCTGCTTCTTTAATAGCTTTACCTGCTTCTAATAATTCTTGTAAACTAGTAATGTTAACTTTTAAGGCTTCTACATAATCAGCACCATTCTCTAAATCCATGATTAGATTATTATCAAGCCCAGCAAAAGCTGTTGTTTTACCAGTTTTTGGTTTAGAATATATAATTAATCTTTTAGGATTAACTCTTTCTATTTTTACTTTCTTAGTTGGAAGTATTATACTCATATTATTTTAATTTTTGTGCTAGTTTTTGAAAATCCAAAGATATTCTTTGAAGAATATCAGATGTTGATTCTTCCTCATCTAATATAATTTCTCTCTTCTCAGAAGGATATTGTTCTTCAAAATTAGGAAACAAACTAAGGCTTTTTTGTAGTCTTGGTAAACTGTCCTCTTCTTCTTTTAGTTTACTTTCTGAATCAGCTTTTCTTTTTTCATAAAGAGCATGTGTAATTTCAGTACCATCTTTTAAAACAGCTAATAATTCAGAAACAGGAACAGTATAACTTGTGTAAGTTTCTCCTTTTGAGTTTGTACTTTCCTTCAATTCATATTCTTCAATAAAAAATGGATTATATTTATATTTAAATAATTGTCTATCCACATTCATTGGTACTATATCAAGTTCTCTACCTTGATCATCTTTTACATTGTCACAGAACTCTATAAAAATATCTTCTGCTTTCTTCAATTCCCATTCAAAAAACTGTACATGTCTTCCATATTTACCTTTTTGGAAAAATGCAGTTTTAATAGTGAAAAAAGGATCAGCAAGTCTAAGATTTCTAAAAGTGTCCATGTGTTTCACAAAGAATTCTTTTTCTTTTTCTTTTCTAATGTTCATTTTTGTTGTTTTTTAAATTGACATTTTCTTTGTTGCTTGAGCTGGTGTATCTATTTCTATAATTCTCATAGTACTTCTATCAAGTTTGAAAAAACTTATTCTAGTTGTACCATTTCTAGATTTTAGAAAATGAAAAACTAACATATCTTCATCATTAATAATAAATCTTTCTGGACCATACTGTCTGATTTTTCTAATTGAAGGTTTGTTAATTCCCATTACTACATCCGCATGTTGCAGTAAAGCATCAGAACCATATATATCAGAATCTAATACATAATTTCCATACTCTCCATCCCGTTGTCTTTCTGGGTTATCTATATTTCTATTGAGTTGACTTAGTACTACAAAAGCAATTGGATATTTCTTTTTCATCATGGTGAGAGCTTCACCCAAGCTATTTAACATCTCAAATTTATCTTTCTGTCCTTTACCAACTCTAAATAGTGCTGAGTGATCTATAGTAACTAGCATGTTTACATAACTACCATCTTCTTTTTTGTGTTTTTCCATTTCATAATGAATGGTAGCACACATTTCATCAACAGTACATGCATCATAAACTACATTTATAAAATCTTTATCTACAGACTTTTCATAATATTCAACACATTTATAAAATACCTTTTCATCAACGGGATTTCCCCCTTTACTCATTAATGTATTGTAATCAGTACCTGTATTCAGACTTAACTTTCTTACTCCATTGGTTTCATCAACCATTTCCATCTGGAACTTAAGTATTCTAAATTCTTGATCAGCATTGTGTTCTATAATATCACTAATTAACTGTTCCATGAATAAAGTTTTACCAGTCCCTGGTCTAGCACCTACTATGGTGATAGTTCTCCATTCTAATCCGTCACAAAAAGCATCATTAAACTTGGGCCATGCACTTCTAAGAGATTTTAGATCTCCTTTTCTTCTTGCCTTAATTTTCATGATAGCTTTTCTTAAAGCCTCTCTCTCACTCACAGGCAATAAAGGCCTAGCACCATTAAATAAATCTGCCATAAATTTTAATTGTTTAAACTTTAAATCTTTGCTTTGTTATATATATAATGCAAAGTGCTTATTATTATTTCAATTAATATATATTGTTTAATTGTAACAGATACAACAAAAGTATTAACAGTATAGTAGGCTATAACACTTCCCACAATAGCCAACACACTTAGCATTATAAGTCTACTCCAATTCATTATACTATTCTTTCTTTAAAATAAACATCTGTGTCATCAGAAGAGTTATTAACTAAATCACAATATGTTGCTAAATCAGACTCAAAAGATTTATCTATGTTCTGCTTTCTTATGAAATATTGTGCAGTTCTCATAAATTCATAGTTTCTTATGCTGTATTCATCAACATACTTTTCAGTAGCTTTTATTATTGTTTCCCAATCATAGTCATAGTTTTCAAAAAACCATCTAAAACTTGTCTCAAGATTTTTGGGTGTAGTTCTTGCATATTTTCCAGAGGATAGTTTCCTATTAGGAAATATTTCTATATACTCCTGGATATTTACAATAAAGTTTTGACCCAATAAATCTTGTGATGTTTTCTTTTTACTCCTTTTAAAGAAGCCATTGATTTCTTCCATAAAGATAATACTTTTGCTTGTTAATTTCAAATTTTCATCAAGCCAATTATTATTCTTTAGTTTTGTAACTTCAAGACTCTTACTAACAAAGCTACTAGGTACTATCTTTTCTTTTATACAATGCAAAACATAATATGCATTAGGAGTAATATCTTCTTTTATTAATCTGTTAAATATTTCAGTCATTACCAAATAATTTTAGAATTGTCTAACTTCTCAAGAACTATGTTAGTTTCATTAAATACATTTTTACTATCCCAAGCTTTATTTCCAAGATATGCTGCAGATGCTGGATGAGATACCATAAACTTATAATTGTTATCATTGACAGAATCTGCCCAAGTTTGTGCTTGTTTACCCATATAAATATATACTAAACCATTATTGTTCCAGGTTAAGTAATCAAATAAATAAGTTAAAAAAGGTTTCCACAGTTCGTAGTGCTGTGCAGTTTTACCTACCGTAGTAGTAAAAGCTGTATTAATACATAATACTCCTTGATTTGACCATCTTTTTAGATCTACATCTAAACTTTCAGGATGACCTTTATAAACAGATCTGTTTATTTCATCTAAGATATAACTTAAACTAGTTTGTAATTCTTTAGTATTACTACAACTAAAAGCTATACCATCGGCTATACCTAAATGAGGATATGGATCTTGTCCAACTATAACTACTTTAAGTTTATCTATAGGACATTCTTCAAAGGCTCTAAAAATTTGACTTAATTTAGGAGTAAATCTTTTACCATCTGTAGCTAATTTAGCTAATTGTGTAATAATATTGTCAAAATCACTGCTGAATATAAAGCTTCTAAGTTTTAAAGCCCAACCAGATGGCTCAAGCTTATCATACAATTTTTGTTTTATATCTTCTATATTTAGTTTTTCTGTCATATTTATTTTAAATTTGTTATAAAATTATAATTATGGCTATTCAGGTAAAAGAAATGAAAGATGATGCTATTGTTGAAGTTAAAGTCAACAAAGGATACTATCAAATGGTTAAATCTGTCTCATTTTATTTATTTAATCAGATTCAAGCTGAAGATAAAGGTGCTTATCTAAAAGAATTACTTGGTAAAGAATATGGTGATATGGATGATTTACAAAGATCTTTTTATACACTTACTCTTTTATTAGCTGAAATTGAACAACAGGTTAAAGATAAAAATTTATTTGAAGAAAAAGAAGTTCTTCAACCTGGTGATGAAGGTTATGTAGCACCTAAGTAAGATTCATATTATACATTTGACCAATTTCTATACAAGCTTCTATTGCTAGAAGCAACTCAGTTTTACTACATTCTGCAAAAGATTTACATATAGTAGTATCTTCAGCATCATAGCATAATCCAGATTGTTGTTTTACTAAAATCTTCATTTCATTAAAGGTATAACCAGATTCTGAAGCTAATTCTCTTATACAAGCATGTACTTTTGCAAGCTGGGCAACACTTTTATCATTTGATGTAAGTCCAATATACATTTCAACTTCCTGTCCTTCAGAAAGTTTGTCCAGAAAAATTTGGTAATTTAATTTTGATTTATCATTAGGATAAACTAATTTGCCATCCTGTTTGATTAGTTTTACAGTAAACATGTTAATTATTTTTTGTATATTATTATATATATGACAAAAAGAATAGATAAAAGAAACAATATTCTTAAAACAACTGAGATTGTATTTGAATATTTGGAAAAGTTTCCAGAAGCTCCATCTAAAACATTAGCCAGAAAAATTTATGAAGAAAACACTGCATTCTTTAATTCATTTGAAACTGTATACGGTAGATTAAGATATTATAGAGGTCAATCAGGTAAAAAACATAGAAATACTGTAAACACTAATGGAAATAGTAAATTCATACAAGAATTAAAAGTTAAAGTTATGCAAAATAAACTTAGTTTACCAGAATCACAAACAAAAACAAGAAATCAATTTACTTTTCCTACAGGATGCAAACAACTTGGAGTGTTTGGTGATGTTCATATACCATTTCATGATAATACAGCCTTAGAAGCTATGTTTAATAAGTTTGAAGAAGAAAAAGTAGACTCTATTTTAATTAATGGAGACTTACTAGACTTTTATCAACTGTCATTTCATGAAAAAGATCCAAGAGTAGTACACTTTAAAGATGAAATAGAAGCAGGAAAAGAATTCTTAGCTTATATCAGAGAAAGATTTTCTGATATTCCTATTTACTACATTACTGGGAATCATGAAAATAGATTTGAAAGATATCTTAGAATAAAAGCATCAGAATTATTAGACATGGATGAATTTAGATTAGATGTCATTCTACATGTTGCAGAATATAAAATAGAATTCATACCTTTTAGAAGCAAAGTAGTATTTGGGGACTATACTATAGAGCACGGAGATAAAATACCTGGTGCTGGTGGTGTAGTGCCTGCTAGAACGCTTCTAATGAGACTTAAGTCTAATTCTATAGTAAATCACTTCCATAAGTCTAGTGAAAGCTCACAAAGAGTTTATGGAGTAGGAGAACCAACTACAATAAAAGCATATAGTTTAGGATGCATGTGTGATCTTGCTCCTGAGTATATGGAAGTTAATGAATGGAACCATGGTTTTGCTATAATGACAAAAGTTAAAGATAAAGTTTCAGTGCGCAATTATAAAATTGAAGGTAAAACTATACTATAATGTTTATAGCAATTGAATTTAAAGACAAAGAAGGATCCTATATTGAGCATCTTAATGTAACTCACATAACAAGAATATCTTTTGTTAATCCTATGAATGCAGATGCAGGTACTAAGATTCATTTAAGAACAGGAGAAGTATTAGTAACTCCTGCTCCTATAGATATAATTTCTGAAACTATAGATGAATGTTGGAAATCAGCAGCTACTTTAGTAATCTTTAATGTTCTTGCAGAAAAAGCTAAGATGATGCTTAAAGATGAAGGAGAGGATTTACAGATTCAAGAAAATGAATAACATGTTCTTTAGTATGCATTCTAAATTCATCTGGCCAATCTAAATTATAAACATACCATTCTTCATTTTCTACACTATCACTATCTACTGATATTAGTGTAAGATTATCAAATACTTCAAAAGTATAATAATAATAATCATATCCATTTTGGCTTTCAGAATTAGTAACTTCAACTTTATTAAAGCCTAAGTCTATTAAATCATTTTCTTTCATTGGTTAGTTCTTTAGATATTTTTTTTGCAAGATATGATGAGCATTTATACTTACTTTTTATGTACTTAATTAATGTTTTAGGTATCATAATAGCAATATCTTTATTATTAAGTCTCATTTCTTTAATAATAAACTCCTTTACTATATTAGACATTTGAATGACTATAATTTCTTACAAAAACGTCATGGCTTAAAATCATATCTGTATAATTAGAAGCTATGTGTTCATATGATTTATTTAATTCTCCATTATATTCACCATGATCTTTAATTCTTTGCTTTCTTAAAGTATCAAGAGTTAAAGCTGCTATATAGAGATTATCTTCATCTTCTGAACTAAGCATGCCAAGTAGATTTTTAATTTCTTTTTCAGTTAAATAACCCATAGTTTTTAATAACTGCATCTCTGCCATAAAAATAAAAGGTCGGTACTTACCAGCATTTATGCCTTGATGATACATATACCATAAATAACCAATACTTGTATCATTTCCGTAGGATAATTTATAATGCTCTGATGTAATACTATTTAAAAGATCTTTAAATTTAAAATTTTTCATATTAATTACTTTTTACTTAATCGTTTTAGTTCTTGATTAATATAAGTTTGTGCACCTTTTTCTGTTGACCAATGCCAAATATGAGCATAGTCTTCAGGTACAGCTTTAGTTTTGGGAGCCCTAATATATTTCCATCTAGAGTACCAATTTTTTTTCTTCATGACACAGTACCTATTTGATCTGTAATCATATACTACTTTCATTCTTACTGCCATAGTATTTAGTTTTAGTCAAGTTTTAAATTCCAAACATTCAGTATATCTCTAAGCTCCTCTCTGATTTTATCAGCAAACTCTATTTCTAGTTCAGTTGCTTCTCTACCATCAAGTGATGAATGCTTTGTAATACCTCTTAAGTATTGGTCAATATCCCATACAGCCATCTTCCAATCACCAGCTTGTAATGCTATCTTAGCTTCATCTGCTTCTACTGTAGAGTCAAACTCTAAAATTATTTTTCCCATATTATATGTATTTGCATATTATATTGTTCTTTTTGGCTGTTTTACATACTTTTTGCATATAATTTTATGCATTTTTTCTGTACTCTATCTCTTTCTTTATAAGATCTATGTGCCAATCAGCACCACCATAGTCAAGCACTGCTTCTAGATAGTCATCATCCATTTCACATATTGGAATGTACTTTAATGGTTGCTTTCCATCTTTACCTCTTGATCCTCTAGTAGCATACTTTCTTACTATCTCAAAGTCATTATCAGTATATACTGCAAACTGTTTGATCTTACTCATGTTCTTTGCACCATACCTAAGATAGTCTGTACCACCATCAACCATAGCTTCATTTGGACAAGAGCATATCTTGTAGTCATGTCTATGATAACTTACTATAGTTTCATTACATTCATCACAAGTAATAGAGTTATATACTAATTGTCTCATTGTTCTTTTTTTCAAAGTAAGTACTCCATTTTTTGTTATGGGATTCTTTAACCATTACTGCATCTAATATATCCATATTACCTCCTTTTTCAGTAAGTTTTAATAAAGTTGAATTTATTAGATCCACAGTTATATAATCTACATGTAATCCAGTCATATTTAATGCAACTAACATTAAATGTTGTTTATCTTCATAATCAGCTATTTCAACTTTTTCACTCATTTCTCTTGTTGTTTAATAATATTCTAATACTTCATAGTGAGACATATTCACACAATTATCACACTCTAATTTGTCACAAGAAACATGATGTACTGACAATGACTCATGACTACATAGATCACACTTAATAAGAGCAGATACCCATCCTGTTTCTTCTTCTCCCATCTTATTCTGATTTAAATGTTTTACACATTGCTTCAAAGCTATTGTTGTAGACAAATCTTCTCATCTTAGGAGTCATTGCCATAAATGTTGCCCAGCATCTTTTTCTTAACCAATCAGGTAACTGTTTACTGTACTTCATATTATTCTGATTTAAAGGTTATTCTTTGTCCTTTGTATTTACACCATTGTAATGGTTCAATTTCTTCCGGAAACCATGTTTGAGGTAATTTATTAAATTCTGATTTAAATATAGGACTATCAATTTCTAATGTTACATTAGATGGTATTTCTATATGTGCCATTTGTAATTCATTTAGAAAATTATGTAATTCTAATTCAGAATCTATTCTTTTTGTTGTTCTCATTTTATTCTAATTAATCCTTTTTTTTCAATGATTACATTTTCTTTTGGTATAATCTTTACTTCACTAATTAAAATCTTGCAAGGCTCATGTAGATACCAAATATAATCTTTGTCTGTTTCTGAAATCATACCTACCTCACAAAATTCTGGGTTGATACCTGGGGGTTGGAAATATATTGTATCCATATATTATTTCATAAAGGTTAAAGCTTTAGTACTACCGGTCATATTATATTCATACACTTCTTGACCACATGTTTCTTGTGTAATTCTAATCTTAAGCTTGGTAGCATTTTTAAAATCATCTACACATGTGCTAGTAGATATATCAGGCATAATAAATATTGTAGTTAAATCATCTGAAATAACACCATTAGTAGTATTATACTTTTCATACTTACCATTAACATAAAATGATAATTCAATAAGAGTTGCTTCTTCACAAAATACATCATAAGTCTGTTGTAGATACAAGAATATATCTCCATCTACATTTTCCAATTTTAAATAAGCTCCATATACTTTTTTAGTATAGGCAATCTTATATGCTTTATCAAAACCATTATCTACAGTTTCATACTCCCATTGTGCTGCTCCCAACATGGGAACAAGCAACATTAATAATAATATCTTTTTCATCTTATTCTGTTTTAAATGTTTCGTTAAATTCTGCAATTGTTTTACCTTCTCTGCCTATTGCATAAGCATCTTTTCGCTGTTGCTTCTCCATTTCTAAAAGTGTATCTTCAATCCAATGAACAAGACCTTGTGTATCTATTTGTGAGCCTTCTGAAATTAATTCTTTGCAATGGTTTAGTATTTCTGTTACTGCTGTTTGTTTTTCCATTCTTTCCATGTGTCAAAATCTTTTAGCTTTTCAAATTCTTTTTTCCATTCAATCATGAGTCTTTTTGCTACAGCCCATGTAATAAATGCTCCTACTGCAAATCCTAGTGCAAAATCCATATTACTTAATGTTTAATTCTTTTTTTAAAGTTTTTACCTCACCCTCTATACTTTTAACAAATTCTATCCAGTGATCATATTTTCTTTCTCTTTCATCTAAAAGTTCTTGTGCTAATGCGGCTACTATATCACAAGCATGCCACCAAAACTCTTCAGGACATAAATCATCTCCTTCTTCTATATCTTTATCAGTAGCACCTATAGATCTTAAATATTCTTCTTTTTTTGCATAAAGAGATGTAATTATATCTTTATCATCGGGATATAAAGGATCTCCGTTAGTAAAATATTCTAATTCTTCTTTACTAAATTTTTCCATACTACTTTTCTTTTTGTTCTACAATTTCAATTAATTTTTCAAGACATTCAAGTTCTGCTTCTTCGTAAGTTCTAAATGGAGAGCAATCAAGTTGACCATCAGATTCTATTGAGCTTTCTATTCTGTACATAAACATTCTTTTACCTTCAACCCAACCAATTAAACCATACTTCTCTCTAAACCATCTAAATGCTTGGGAGTATATTGGTGCTGAAGTGTGGGTTGGAGAGAAGTCTCCCATTTGGTAATATGAAAGCTTACCTTTCCACCAATGCATGATACATCTTTCATTAAATCTAAGTTGCTTCATTCTGAGAGCTAACTCATATGGTACAAATTCTTTTTCCATACTATTTGTTTTTAAAATGTTAATGCATCTAATG